ATGTGCTTTGCAAATGCTGTGCTGTTAACAGAACGTTTGTCTTTATAATACAAATCGTGGTTACCATCAAAGAAGTAAAACTTCTCAAATGCAGCACCTAGCTTTTCCATGCTTCTAATTGTTGCATCCATAGTAGTAAGATTAAGCGAATTTCTGTTATGATGCCAGTCGCCGCAGAAGATACCAGTCTCGCAACCGTTATCTTTAGCAGTTTGAATGTACCAATCAATAAATTCTTCGCAATCGTCGTTGTGAACACGACTATTGCCTTTTAGACCAAAATGGATATCCGTAAATACCGCAGCTTTTTTAAACAAGGTTATTTCTCCATATATACTTGTTAAAGTATACTATATAATTATACACTTGTCAACTATTTTTTATCAGAAAAGGCCGATGCACTTGCTTCTTCATTGCGTTTGACACTTGCTTCCCATTCGCCCTGATTTTGTCTTGTAAAACTAGGATTTAAGTCATTCATTTCAAGAATATCGTCTCGAATGTTTTGATTACGCTTTTCAATGTTGATAACACGCACAAAACTGTTAGTAACTGCGGCTGTGTAATATGCAAACGGGTTTTGTGATTTACTTTCGTCAAATTGCAAGCCAATTTGTGAAAGTTGTAGGATTGCTTGGCCTTTCATTTCGTCATTGTAGGTGTATCCACGTACATTCCCACGAGTAGCATAGCGATCAACAAGTTTTAGCCACATCATAGCAAGATTATTAGTTGCCTTGCCGTGATCCTTGCTAAAACAGCCATTTTCCATACCGCCTTGCCAGTGCGATTTACCTACACATACCAATTCGTCTTGTTCATTAAATTTATAATGAACAAAAGGAGGAAAATTAAGTTTTGTTTTTGTATCTGCTACAGTTTTAGGATTCTTTTTACGTCCAGGCTCTTCAGGAATATGATCAAATGTCATCACTCGAAAAATTAATTCTTCCTTAGTAATATCAGTATATTTTACTTCGCAATCTGCTTGTTTTACTTTCTCTCCTGCTATTTTACGTCTTTCGTATTCTTCAGTAGACAATCTTTTTGCTTTGTTTCGTTTGGCTTCGGCAATAGTTCTAATATTAATTTTATCTACATCTAATAAAATAATATCAAAATCAGCATACTCAGGTGCTACATAGCTGTTAAATGTATTTTTTGATCTATGTATTTCTTTAAGTATATCTCTATTGTTTAGATAATTTCTTTTTCTCATTGTTTGGCTCCAGATTCCAGTTGTTATACTTATTATAAACTACTAAGTTAATTTTGTCAACTAAATACTAGTGGAGATTAGTGAATTATGACAACAGCATATGGATACAGTAATAGCGGAGTTGGCAAACAAAATAGAATGGCACAAAATGCTGATCAAAATGTTGGGCCAAATGCAGCGCCTCAACAACAGCAGTTAGTTAGTGCAAGAGTTGGTCAAAATGCAAGAGAAAATGAAACACATGATTGGCGTGTAACACTTAGTGTTCCTACACAACTTGGCGGATCAAATATTTTTTCTCCTTTTGAAGCCGCTGGAAACAAATTAATATTTCCTTTTAATCCTACTATTTTGTTAGGCAGTAGTGCAAGTTATTCTTCAATACATCCTGTACATACCAACCACCCGTTTTATGCATACGAAAATAGCCAAATTGATAATATAACAATTACAGGAGAGTTTATTCAAGAAAATGAAAGAGATGCAAAATATTGGGTAGCAGTTCTGCATTATTTTAGAACTATGACAAAAATGTTTTATGGTGAAAGCAATCCCGTTGGTAATCCGCCATTAGTTGCTAGATTAAACGGCTATGGAAAACATGTATTAAATAATATCCCTGTTGTTATTACAAACTTTACTACAGATTTACCACAAGATGTAGACTATATTGAATGTATAGTAAACGACGAAATTAATTATGTACCGACCCAAAGCACATTTACAGTAACAGTACAGCCGCAATATGCAAGACGTTCACAATCAAGATTTAGTTTAAACAATTATATTAATGGAACACATATTAATTCACCGGAAGGATTTGTATAATGAAAAATCCACTAAGTCCATACGCAAATACAAAAATTAATGCCGCAGGATATCTTGATATTTTTGTTCCTAGGCCCATTCCAGTTGCAGGTGATGACGTAATTTACGAAATACGTCCAGCATATAACCGCAGACCGGATTTATTAGCGTATGATCTCTACGATCAAAAAGAATTATGGTGGGTATTTGCTCAAAGAAATCCAGATATTATAAAAGATCCTATATTTGATTTTACAACTGGTACAAAAATTTATCTTCCTCAAGGATCAGCACTTAGAGAAAAACTGGGGTACTAATGGCTTTTAGATTTAGCAATCCGTTAAGACAAGTAGCTAATGCCCAAACTTCGATTAATCGAGGACTTGGTCAGTTTGGGCAAGTGTCATCTGCTCTACAAAATTTTAACGACATACAACGTAATATTGGCCGAGTTAGCAGTAGTATTAGTCAAATTTCTAGTAATGCAGAGTCATTATCAGGTACTATCACTAGTATAAGCTCAGCAGGCGACATTTTAAATAGCCTTGGCGGTAACAGTTCTTTATCAAACACTATTAGAAGTGTAAGTTCGTTGACACGTGATGTACAGACGTTACTTCCTGGTAATACAAGAGTAGGAAGTCAAGCAGCTACACTTTCGCGAAGAGCCGAAGACCTATTTGCAAACACACAAAGAAACATACAAGGTATACAATCTATTAGCGGCGGAATTAATGATGTTCTTAATGGAACATTAGATGTTGGAAATCTTGCAAATAGGAGTTTAGGAAGTATTACTGGCGGATTAAATTTAGGAAGCATTGTAGGCAGCTCAAATTTAGGAAGTGTGAGTACTTCAGTACAATCGGCAATCAGTAGAATTACTAGTTCTGCACCAGAATTACAAAATATTGTTAATAATCCTATAAGTGTTGTTCCGAGAAGTGTTGCACAATTAACAGGAGCAATTGGAGAACGTTATGATGGGTTAAGGCAAGCCTACGATACACTGTCTTCATCAAATTCTTTTATCAACTATGTAGACAGCACATTTAGTCCCTTAGGCCAATCAACTGCAATACCTCAGAGTCAGCTAGGACAATTTGCAGATCTTCCTGCTCATTCGTTTGCAGGTGCCGAAATGGGAGCCGGTCAGGCATATAGTAAAATCCCTAATCCTTTGAGAAATTATTCTAGTTTTAATTATATTATTACACTTGGGATTTTAAGTGCAGAAGAATATAATAATCCTAACTCTTATCGCTCAACTGGCGGATTTGAAAATTATGTTATCCGTAGCGGAGGCGGCGACTATGCCAAGCGTTACCAAACAGATCAAGAATTAAATAATCAAAATCCTGGACATGCAGAATACTTTATAGATAATTTTGAAATGGATGCAGTAATTGCACCAAATCCAAATACTAACGTAGCTTTAGGAACTGCATTAACATTTACAGTATCAGAGCCTTATAGTATGGGCAATTTTATTGAAGCAATCATCGGCGCAGCAGCAACAGCAAATTTTAAAAATTATTTAGATGCGCCATTTTGTATAAGAATTGATTTTGTAGGATGGGATGAATTTGGTGTTGCAAATAAAACAGTAACCCAGCCTATTTTTATTCCAATAAAACTTACTAAAATAGATTTTAGTGTTGATGGTAAAGGATCAACATATGAAGTTAAAGCAGTTCCGATGAGCGAAGCTGGTTTAAGTGATGATGTTAATGAAATAAAAACTCCAATCAATGCGGCAGGAGATTTTTTACATACTGTATTGGAAACCGGCGCACGAAGTGTTACTGGTATTATGAATGATAGAGTTTCTCGTTTAGAAGATACTGGAGTTATTGCTCCTTATGATAGGTATGTAATTGTATTTCCAAAGTCGAGAGAAGCATTAACTGATTATTTAAAACAAGATATTATTAATCCGGATGCTCTTACAATTGATGTCAGAGAAAGAGTATTAGAACGAGTCGGCGGTGAATTTACACTAGAAAATGCTACCGAAACAGGCCGCCTAACAGAACAATATGCTGAAATAAATCAAAATATACGAGCAAATATTTCAAGCGTTGGCAAAATGTTTGCAAAATTAAAAACATTTGCAGAAGAAGAAGGCGAAATGAATGAAATTGGCCTAAGTGTATTAGTTGAAGATACTGCAACCGGCGGCAATCAACCTCAAGGATCACAATCGGGCTCAACTGGACCTGATGACGGTAGTAGAGGGCAAGCTGCAAGGAATGCGCCGGAAACTGCCCCAGCCGAAAAGTCAAGAGATTATCAATTTAATCAAGGTATGAGAATTACTGAAACCATTGAAAGAATGGTATTAAATAGTGCGTATGCTAGAGAACGTGCTACTGAGCCTGCACAAAATGGTATTAGAAAATGGTTTAAAATTGATACCCTAACATTTATTGAAGAAAATCCAGAAACGGAAGCACAAATAGGAAGACCGCCTAAAGTTTATGTCTTCAGTATAATTCCATATGATGCTGACGAAGCAAAGTTTAATGCACCAAACGAGCGCCCAGCAAACACCGAAGGTTTAAAAGCAGCAGCAGCTAAAGAGTACAACTATATCTATACCGGAAAAAACGAAGATGTATTGAATTTTGATCTTAAATTTAATAATGCATTTATGCAAACAGCATTTTCTAACTTTGGACAAAATAGTGCCGCTGCTGCTAGTGGGACATCACAAAGTTTAGTGCAAAGAGATGTATCTACAGGATCTTCCACTAGCCAACAAACTGGTGCAGGAAATCAAAGTACTACTGGTCAAGTTGGCGAAAGTGCTGCCAATGTAACCGGAGCAGGATACAGTAATGCAGTAGGCGACGGAGATATTCGTCGTAGAATTGCAGAACAATTTCATGACAGGATTATCAATCAAACAGTTGATATGGTAACTGCTGAAATGGAAATTATTGGAGATCCATTTTTTATTCCACAAGAAATGGGCAACTTTGCAGCAAGACAAGGCGACAGACCAAACACAACTGAAGAAGGAACAATGGCTTACCAAGGATCAGAAGTTTTTGCAGTTGTAAATTTTAGAACACCGTTTGATTATCAAGTAAACGGTGCAACAATTGAATTTCCTAAAGTAGTTCCAAAGTTTAGCGGATTGTTTAGTATTTGGGCTGTTACCAACAGCCTTAGCGGAGGAAAATTTACACAAACTCTTAAAATGATTAGACGAAGAGGACAAGATGATCCAGCAACAGATAATAATTTAGGAGCAGTACAAGAAAATCCTGAAACAGACATCACTAGTGAAGCTGGTTCTAATAGCGATTCTCAAACAGGGAATTCGGGAGCAAATACAAGTTCGGGGTCATCATATGACGAAGTCCCAACAACTCCTAATCGTGTTATTACTTCTACAAATCCGCCTGCAGCAGTTGTTAGAAATCCAACAGATGTAAGGTTTGGGTCTATTGATCAAGCAACTAATGCAGCAAGGGCATATGCACAAGCAAATCCAGGTTTTACATATGCTATTAGGCCGGGAACAAACGGAGGATTTACTGTCGCAAATAGACCAGCAGATTCGGCTCCGGTTGCAACTGATTTATCTGCTAGAGTTGAACAAACTGCTAGACAAAGTACGTCTGCGAATCAACCTAGAAGTCCAGCATGTTAAAGAGGTATAAATGACAAATTTTCCATTAGACGCAAATGATGAAGACATTCTTCGCCGTGGATTAACTCGTCCAAGTTTAGGAGAAGATCCACTTGCTATTAACTCCGTGTTTCAGTCAGTAAGGTCTCAGTATGATAATTTTACTGTCGGTGTAACAAGTATTGATAATATCTGGCCACAACGAACTGCAAGAGAATTACAAAATTTAACCGAAGAACAACGAAGACAAGTTTTAGAATCAAGAGGAGTCATTCCGCCAGCAGGATCATTGCCCTTTGGTACTGAAATTCCAGCAGTGCAGCAGGCTATTCAAAACGCTGCTCCTGAAATTGATTTAACTGCATTCGGCGGCGCCGGCGCAGCGATACCTACGCCAACAGACAGTTATGGACAATCATTACAGGGTGCTACAACTCAACCTAGAGTAATAACAGCATCAGGTAACACAACACCTACTCCAGTTGGAGTACAGCCTAGTTCAGTATCGTCTGATAGTCCGTATGTATATACTCCGATCGATTTATACGATGATCGCTATGATTTTTTAACAGGAAAAATTATAAGAAAAGGCATTGCTACTGGAGCCAAAGGCGGTGTAGGAACAGAAGAAAGGTCAACAGTTGCCTCACCTGGATTATCAAACACACAATCAGAAACACCAACAGCGCCTCCGGCACTTAATAATAATGATACAAGTGTAGAAACACGTCAAGATCAAAATGACATATCATTAGATGCATTTGGCGGCGCAGGAGCCGACGTGTCTACACCTGCTGCAATACCTACAGACACAACAGATGATGCAAGAGCAGCAAGACTAAATGCAACAACTGATCCGCGTTCTACAACATATGTTAATCCTAATTCTGCTGATGCTTCTGATCCTAGAGGTCCTCAACAAATTCCTCAACGAAGAGCACAAGTTAACGAAGCAACGTCTCCGAACGGAACTCCTTTAGGTATTAGTAGATCTGAATATCGTTCGTTATCGGCTAGAGAGCAAGCCGCAGTAAGAAGACGCACGCCGGGTACAAGATCAAACCAACGATCAATTGATAGAATTAACCGCAATCGCGGCAATACAGGCTTTTAATAGCATAATTAATATTATAAAGTATTAATACAGGAAAAAAAATGGCTTCAGGAAATTACACAAGAACCCCATCAAGTAGTAACATTGTTAAGGACTCTGGACCTTTTGAAGCTATAGTAGTAAATCACCTTGACAGAAAATATATGGGCGGTTTAGAAGTTGAAATACTTCGATATGCAGCTGGCGGCAGCACGCCAGAAAGAACCGGACAACTTGCAAACGTAAAATATCTGATGCCATTTTATGGCGTTACTCCTAACAAGGGATTAACCGATAACGACGGTTATGAATACACTCAAAAGTCTTATGGCATGTGGATGGTACCTCCGGACATTGGCACAAAGGTATTGTGCGTTTTTGCTGAAGGCGACCTCAATATGGGATATTGGATAGGATGTATTCCAGAAGATTATATGAACTTTATGATTCCAGATGGTCGTGCAAGTACTGAACGTACTACAGATAATACACCACCGAATCTAAAAGGTGCAAAACTTCCGGCCGGCGAATATAACAAAAAAGTTGAAAAGGGTGAGCTAGTTGATCCCACCCTTTTCAACAAACCTTATAACAAAGACTTTACAAATGTTTTAGAATCACAAGGTTTAATATTTGATGAAGTCCGTGGAACAACAACATCGAGCGCACGTCGTGAACTCCCTAGTGCTGTGTTTGGAATTAGCACTCCGGGTACTAGAGACAGACGTCCGGGTTCACCAAAATTTGAAGTTGGTGCCGCGCCCGAAAAACTAAACATTCCTTATAATAGATTAGGTGGATCTAGTTTTGTTATGGATGACGGCGATGCAGCATTTATTAGAAAAACACATGCTGAAGACGGTCCTCCTGTTTATGTTAACAAAGAAATTGGCGATGAAGGCGGTGACGAAACTATTCCTCAGAATGAGTTATTACGTTTTAGAACAAGAACCGGGCATCAAATATTACTACATAATTCAGAAGATTTAATTTATATTGGTAACAGTAGAGGAACAGCTTGGATTGAAATTACCAGTGACGGTAAAATTGACATTCATGCAGATGATAGTATTAGTATTATGACGGATAATGATTTAAACATTACTGCTGAACGAGATATTAATTTTGAAGCTGGCCGAAACATTAATATGAAAGCAACTGCACGTTATAGTAAAGGCGGCGAAACTGATTCTAGAGGTTTAGAAAGCGGTAGAATACAGTTTGAGGCACAGCATAATTATAATTTACAAGTTGGAAAAGATTCAAAAATTACAGTTGGTAGAGATCAGCATGTAGGTGTTGGTAGAGATCATTATAATTCTAATGGAAGATTTTTTCATCTTAATAGTGGACAAGATAATAGATTAAGTACCCAAGGATCTACACATATTTCTAGTTCTAGAGAACACAGAGAGACTGCAACATATATTCACATGAATGGACCAACTGCTGCACCTGCTGCAAAAGCACAACCAGTTGATCCTTTGTCAACAGTTACGTTACCATATACATTTCCTGGCAGTTTTACACCAGTTGCTTATCAAAGTATTCTTACAAGATCTCCGCAACACGAACCATGGCCGCATCATGAAAATATGGATCCATTGTCGTATAAAAAGTCTGAAACAGATAGAGAAGCGCCCGGCGGGCTACCGACAGCAGACAGGGTTATTACTCCTGATACGTTTGCTAAAAACAAAGGTAATCGAAATTGTAGTGCATATGTTGCAGGAAGCGGCGGCAACCTAAGTTCAGGTAATGTTGATAGTAGAGCCGGCGGCACTGGCAGCGGGACAGGAACAGCGCCACGGAGCAATTATAGTTCATCTGTAACACTACCAGACGATGGAACTTATCGTTTAGGAACACTCAGCGCACAGTATGAATCGGGCAGAGATGGTCCTATTGCTATTGGTTGGGATAGCACAGGCGGTTGGAGTTATGGACAATATCAGCTTGCTGCAAAGACAGGTGCTATGGGAGAATATTTGTCATGGGCTCAAACAAATGCTCCGCAAGTCTATCAAGCATTATCAAATGCTGGAGGCGACAGCGCCGCAAGACAAGGTACAGACACATTTAAAAATACTTGGAAAACATTAATGGCAGATGCACATGCTGCTGAATCGCAGCACGAATACATTGCTAACAAATACTATGGAGGCGGCCTACGATCAATTAGAAGTAGAACCGGTGTTGATTTATCTTCTAGAACTCCAATTGTAGCTGATGTAATTTGGAGTACAAGTGTCCAACACGGCGCAGGCGGATGTGCAAGAATATTTGAACGTGCATTCCAATCATTAGGAACAACTAATCCTAGCGATCAAGCAATTATTGAAGCAGTATACAGTGAACGAGGAGCAGAAAACGGACAACGATATTTTGGTAGAAGTACTCCTAATGTTAGAGCAAGTTGTGTTAGGCGATTCCAAAACGAAAAGGCTGATGCATTACGATATCTAGCACAGTATCAAGAATCCGCTCCGCGTCCTACACTTACAGCTGGCGACACTGTAGATAGTAATACTCCTACAGTAGGTTAAATACAGTATGAGCGAATTAGAAAAAAATTTATATAAACGAGTTACTGTACCAGCAGTGCCTAAAACTGAATCTGCATCTAGAGCATACCGTGGATTTTCCACAGTATATTCAAATACAAATGATTGGACAGTATACGATTTTGAACTTGTAAAGCAAGATCTTATAAATCATTTTCATATACGCCAGGGAGAAAAATTATCAGATCCAGAATTTGGATGTATAATTTGGGACTTACTATATGAGCCATTTACACAAGAAGTGCAAACTGCTATTATTGAAAATGTAACTCAAATTGTTAATTATGATCCCCGACTACAAGTAACAGAAGTAGTAGTTGATACCTACGATCAAGGTATACAAGTTGAAGCAAGTGTAGTGTTTTTAAACTATAATATTGCTGATACAATGCGTTTTAAGTTTGATCAAAACAATGGCTTAAATTAAATACTCGGTTTATAAATCAGATAAATATCTAAGTATAGAAGGAAGTGCCATGTCATCAACAGATAGACAGTCTAGATTACTAGTAGCTGAAGATTGGAAACGCATTTATCAGACCTTTAGAAATGTAGATTTCCAAAGTTATGATTTTGATAATTTACGCAGAACAATGATTAATTATCTGCGTCAAAATTATCCTGAAGATTTTAACGATTATATTGAATCTAGTGAATTTTTAGCATTAATAGATATGATTTCATATCTAGGACAAAATTTAAGTTTCCGTATTGATTTAAACGCAAGAGAAAATTTTCTTGAAACAGCAGAACGTCGAGAATCAATTCTCCGTCTTGCTCGCATGCTTGCTTACAATCCAAGACGTAATCAGCCTGCCAACGGCTTATTAAAAATATCAACAGTTAAAACTACAGAAACAATATTTGATTCAAACGGTATTAACTTAGCAAATACTGTTATTAAATGGAATGACCAGTCAAACACAAATTATTTTGAACAGTTTATTAAACTTCTAAATGCAGCACTCCCTGTACAAAATACAATTGGTAACCCTTTAAAAACAGCAACTATTAGCGATGTAGTTACACAACAATATAGATTTAATTCAATTAATACCAAACAAGCGTTATATCCTTTTACAAAACGTATTGAAGGGTCAACTACTAGATTTGAAGTTGTTAGTTCCGATATACAAAATCAAACAATTGTTGAAGAACCGCCACTGCCTGGCAATAGTCCTGCATTCTTGTTTAGAGACGATGGACAAGGCGCAGCAAGTACAAATACTGGTTTCTTTATGCATTTCCGTCAAGGCAAACTTGAAGAAGGTGCATTCAACATATCAAATCCTACACCTAATCAAGCAGTATCTATTGACAGCACTAACATCAATGACAGTGATGTTTGGCTTTATAGTGTAGATGATGCAGGCGTAGAATTGTCAAACTGGACTAAAATTGATTCTGTAGAAGGTAATAACATTATCTATAATAATCTGTTTCAGGGAATAAAAGATGTATTTGCTGTCAGTACTAGAGTAGGCGATAGAATTAGTCTTATTTTTAGTGACGGTGTATTTGGTAATCTTCCTAGCGGAAATTTTAAAACTTATTATAGAACTAGTGCAAACAAATCAATGGTTGTTAGTCCTAGTGCAATTGGCAAAGTTGATATTGAAATAAGATATCAAGGTAGAAATGGCAATAGAGAAACGTTAACACTGGGATTAGAGTTAAAATACACAGTTGCGAATTCAAATACAAGTGAATCTAACGACGAAATTAGAACAAATGCTCCTGCTACATATTATACTCAAAATAGATTAATTACTGGTGAAGACTATAATATCGGACCGCTTGCTATTAGCCAAGATATTATCAAAACTAAAAGCACTAATAGAATTAGTGCAGGAATAAGCAGATATTTTGATCTGAAAGACACTAGCGGAAAATATAGTAACACAGACTTATTTTCTACAGATGGCATTATATATAAAGAAGAGTTTATCGAAAAAACTAAATTTAGTTTTAATACTCAAAGTGATATTGAAGGCATAATCAATAACACTGTTGAAAATATACTGTCGACTACATATATGAGAAATTTTTATCTAGATAAATTTCCTAGAAATATTGTAAGTGATCTAAATATTAGCTGGAAAGCAGCAACTACAGCAACAAATAACTTTACAGGCACATTGACAGATATTGATGATGTGGTAGTTGCAGTGGGTTCTTTTACTGCAAATAGTTTAAAGTTTGTTGAAGCAGGATCGCTAGTTAAATTTGTAGCACCAACTGGGTCATATTTTGATGCCAATAATAACATTGTAGTAGGAACTCCTGTAAAAAAGAATACTAAAAGTTATATCTGGACAAAAATAATAAGTGTTCAAGATGACGGAAAATTAATTGACGAAAACGGCTTTGGAGCAATTACTATTAATGATAATGTTCCAACAGGCGCCCTACTACAAGAAATTGTTCCAAAGTTTAGTAGAGCACTAACTGATGATATTAAAGCACAATTAATTGATCAAACATTTAACTATAATGATTATGCATTAAGATATGATGCTACTGCTAGACAGTGGAAATTAGTTCTTGCAGAAAATATTAACATATCAAATGCATTTGCTGTTGGTAAAACAGGAGATGTTAGTGGACAGAATCTCGATGCAAGTTGGTTATTAAATTTTAAAACTGATGGACAAACATATGAAATAACATATAGAAATTTGCGGTTTGTATTTGAAAGTGATACTCAAATCAAATTTTTCTTTGATAGTGCAGACAAGGTTTACGATACTAATACAGGTAAGACTTATAGAGATAAAATTGATATCTTAAATATTAATAACAAGCAAGGGTCAACTGATTCGTTTACTAGAGATTTTACTTGGTCCATCCAAGATGCATACAGAGATGCTGAAGGCTACGTTGATACTAAAAAAATTATAGTTACATATTTAGATTCAGACGATGACGGCGTAGTTGATGATCCTGAGCTGTTTAGTATATTAGTTGATTATAGTAATGAAGAAATTGACAGTGAAGATAAAATAATTTTTCAAAAGAGATATTATACAACAGACGGCGTAGAAAGCTATAAGTATTTTCCAAACGAATCTAATACTGTATTAATTGTAGCTAATGAATCAGCAATTGCTCCATATAGTGCAAGAACAGAAGGACAAGTATTTTATCTACTTGAAGAAAAGGTGTTTAAAATTTTAAACAAGTCTCTTAATAATACGTCTTTAAATATTGATTATAAAGCATATGAAGGCAGAGCAAATTTAAAGTTTCACTATTCTCATGTTGCTGATAGCAATTATAGAATAGATCCGGCAGTAAGTAATATTATTGATACTTTTGTTTTAACAAAGTCTTATGATGTGCAACTTAGAAGATGGCTTAAAGAAGAAAACACAATTAAACCACTTCCGCCAAGTAATGACGAACTATATAGATCATTTGGATCTAAACTTAATGCAATTAAGTCTATAAGTGATGAAATAATATATCATCCTACACAGTATAAAATATTATTTGGTAGCAAAGCAAATTCTGATTTGCAAGTAACTTTTAAAATTGTAAAAAATAGCGAATTAGTTACAAACAATAATGAACTCAAAGCTGATATTATTAGTGCTATTGATAAATTCTTTGCACTTGAAAATTGGGACTTTGGCGAAACGTTTTACTTCCAAGAATTAAGTACATATGTGTTATCTCAATTAAGACCAAAATTAGTTAGCTTTTTGATGGTACCTAAACAAGAAACACAGTCATTCGGTAGTTTGTTTCAAATCAAATCAGAACCAAACGAAATATTAATCAGTGGTGCAACAGTTAATGATATTCAAATCATTGACGAAATTACCGCAGCATCTCTTCAGGCATCAGGAAATGTTATCCAATCGTCTGATAATACAAATTATACGGAAATAAAAAGCAGTGCAAGTACTGGAACTACATATTCAACTACAAATACATCAACAGGTGCCAGTAGTTCAACAAATTCAACAGGTGGAGGCTATAGCTACTAATGGCTAATAATGATCAAAACGAAACCAATCAAGGTAACAGTAAAGTTACTAGTAGTGATTTTCTTCCTAAGTTTTTTAGAACCACAGCAAACCAAAAGTTTTTACAAGCAACGCTAGACCAGTTAATACAACCGGGCGAAGCAGAAAAAATTGAAGGTTATTTTGGTAGAAAGACTGCTAAAGCATATACAACTAATGATAATTACATTTCTGACGTATCTGATGATAGAGAAAATTATCAACTAGAGCCTGCTCTAATTTCTAAAGACGAGTTTAATAATGTTACTTTTTATAAAGACTACAATGATTATATTAACCAATTAAAAGTATTTGGCGCTGACACTAGAGATCATAGTATATTAAATAGTCAAGAATTTTATAGTTGGAACCCAAATATTGATTGGGATAAGTTTGTAAACTTTCGTGAATATTACTGGTTGCCAAACGGTCCTCAAACAGTAAATGTTAGAGGACAAGCAAGGTCAGTAACTAGCACGTATACAGTAACACTAGAAGATCAAGGTGACAATAAAGCATATGTGTTTAACGATGGATTAACAAGAAATCCTACACTTAAACTTTATAGAGGACAAACATATAGATTTGAAGTAGATGTTCCAGGACATCCGGTTGCATTTGCTATTAGTAGAACATTTACACCAGGTACAGCGATTCTTGTTGCAGGTTCTGAAGGCATTAGGTCTAATGGAATATATGACGGAACATTGTATGATGAAGTTGATGCTAATTATGATTTAGGAGATTTTGTTGTTCTTCCTAGCGGTGGCAGTGTGTCTTTTGATGAAGACGAAAATGTAAGCACAATTTATTCAGACGGCATTCGCAAGTTAGGCGAAGAAGGCGAAGAAGTTGCTACGGTATATCTTGAAAAAGGCGTTATAGAATTTACAATTCCAGACAACGCACCTGATAGATTATACTACATCAGTAAAAATAATATTGATACTAGTGGATATGTTAGAATAGCTGATATTGAAGAAAATACATTCTTAGATATTGCCGCAGAAATTATTGGTAAAAAGAATTATACAAGTGCAAATGGTGTTGAACTATCTAATGGAATGAAAATTAGATTCCAAGGCGATGTTACACCTGCAATATATAACACTAATGATTGGTATGTAGAAGGCGTCGGAGATAAAATTAAATTAATCAAAGATGTTGACTTAATTATTCCAGCAGTATATTCAGATAAAGTATTAGTTCCGTTTGGAACAGATGCATTTGATACACTTCCTTTTAGTGATGCTACAAGTTATGCAGCGAATAAAGATTATCTTGTTATTAACCGTTCAAGTCCTGACAAAAATGCATGGAGTCGTTATAATAAATGGTTCCATAGAACTGTAATTCGAGCAAGTGCTACATATAATAACACTGAATTATCTCTTGATGAAGCATCGCGAGCAAAGCGTCCAATTATTGAATTTGAAGCTGGTTTAAAACTAAACAAATACGGAAGTTTTGCAAAGCAAGATGTTGACTTAATTGATACTGTTACTGTTGATGCATTTTCAAATATACAAGGACAAATTGGATACAGAGTAGATGGTACCAACTTAGCAGAAAATATGAGAGTGCTGTTTACAGCAGATACTGACATATTAGTTAATGGTAAAATTTATCTTGTTAAGTTCATTACCATTGGTAATAAAAGACAAATTAATTTGGTCGAAGCTGAAGATACTAATCCAAATGTTTTAGAAACTGTGTTAGTTACTCAAGGTGTTAAAAATGCTGGTAAAAGTTACTATTATGACGGTACGTCTTGGAAATTAGGACAAGAAAAAACAAAATTAAACCAGCCACCATTATTTGAAGTATTTGATATTGATAAAAATAGTTTTAGTGATTCTACAGCATATAGTGCAACAACATTTGCTGGCACAAAATTGTTTAGTTATAGAGAAGGTGCTGGAACAATTGATGCTGAATTAGGATTTCCATTATCATATAGGAATATCAATAACAGTGGCGACATTGTGTTTGATTTTAATTTATTAACTGATAAATTTTCTTATGAACTAGGAACAGATTATTATAATAAATCAATCAATCCAGGCTTTATTAAAAAATATAAAAATTTAACCGAGTTTGAGTGGACCAATGGTCTAACAAACAAGCCTAAAAAGAGTATACAAAAAGTACTACGTCAGTATGATGTAACAGAAGACGAGTTACAAACTTTTGAAATAGACGTGTATAGCGAAGCCGGCACGCTCACTGATATAGTTGTTAATGTATTTGTTAATAATAAGCTAACAAAAGATTATGTGTTAGACAGAACTAATAAAAAATTATTAGTAGTATTTAATAATGAACTAAAAGAAAATGACATTGTTCTTATCAAAACAAAAACATCTCAAGCAAAGAAAAATGTTAATGGGTATTATGAATTTCCGATTAACTTTGAACGTAATCCAAAAAACGAAGACTTTAGTGAATTTACACTAGGTGAAGTTATTGATCATGTCGACACAATGATTGAGGATTTACAAGATTTTTCGGGCGAATATCCTGGAAAAAGCAATCTTAGAGATTTAGGAGATGTTGATAATTACGGAAAGCGTTTTGTTAAGCATAGCGGATCTATCAACTTATCTGCTTATCATATTACTAACAAAAAATATAATCTAGTTAAGTCATTAGATTATAGCAGAAGAGAATATGCTAGATTTAAAAGAAACTTTTTAGACGCAGCAGTAAACTTAGGAGTAGAAACTGAAACTAAGCAGCATGTTGATTTAATATTACAAGATTTAAATAAAGACAAATTAAAAACCGAACCGTTTTATTTTAGTGATGCACTTGGATACCAATCTGCTAACATTATAGAATATGAAATCTTAGATGTTCGTACAAAAAGTTATGCATTATCTCAAGAATTTAATCTTTCAGAATTGTCAACTAGAAGTGTAAATGTCTATATAAATGGAACACAACTAATCCATGGTGTCGATTACAATTTTAATAATGTTGGATTTGTAGATATTTTTGCTGACTTTATTAAAGAAGGTGACAAACTAACAGTTTATGAATATTCAACTACAGATGGTACATTTATACCACCAACACCTAGTAAGTTAGGATTGTATCCTGCTTATGCACCTGAAATAACGTATGACGATACTTTTAGGCCAGCGCCTGAAAATGTTCCAGTTGACGGAACTGCTTATAAAATTTATGCACAATCAGAAGAAGGATTTAATGCAGAAGGTAAAATAGGCTGGTTCTATCCTTTATATACAACTATAGCCGCTGCAAAAGCAGCAGATATTGATGCTGGAGGAACCGGCGCTGCACATCAACATATGTTTAAAGGATCTAATATAATTCTTTACATGCCAACTGTTGGTGCAAACCATGCAACTATTGACACTACAATTTACGATGAATATCCAATTGGGCAAGCAATGGTAAGAGGACATGACGGAAGTTATGTTAGATGTTATCAAGATTTTAGAGATAATCTATTAGTTGAATTAGAAAAACGTTTATTTAATAATATTAAAGTTACTTACAATTCAGATATTTTTAACGTTCATAAATTTATAGGCGGCGAGTATAGAAATAGTGATTATACTAGAGAAGAAGTCAATAGTAGTTTATTAAGGACATTTGCAGATTGGCTGTCAATCATTGATAATGATTACACAGATAATTATTTTTATCTTAGACAAGACGAGTTTACGTTTAATTACAACTCGATGAAATCTACAAATGGCAATACTCTTCCTGGATTTTGGAGAGGCATATATCAAAATGCATTTGATACTGACAGACCTCATACACATCCTTGGGAAATGCTAGGATTTACTGTAAAACCGAGTTGGTGGAATGAAGTATATGGTCCTGCTCCTTATACTGGAGATAACTTACTGTTATGGGAAGATTTAGAACAAGGCAAAATTGCCGAACCTGGAAACATAAGATATAATAATAATTATGTTCGTCCTGGATTAACTAATCATATACCTGTAGACAGTTTAGGCTTTTTAAAAAGTCCACTAAGATCAAATTTTCTTGATAACTTTGAATTAAGATCAACAAGTAACAATTTTAGTTTTGGTGACTGGGCTCCTGTTGAAAATGCATGGCGCCGCAGTGCAGAATATCCATTTGCTGTATTAACTTCGATGGTACTTAATAAACCTGCCGAAACAATTGGCATTGGCTTTGATATTAGTAGAATACAAAAGAATTTTGCAAATCAATATATCTATAATCCTACTAGTAAAGTACTTCAAATAGAAGAATTGCTTTTACCTAATACAGTTCAGTCTTCACAGCGTGTAATGACAGCAGGCTTAGTAAACTATGTTTCTAATTTAATTTCGAGTAATGTATTAAAGGTATATGAAGATTACAAAACAGAACTAAAATCGTTATCTAATCAATTAGGATTGAAGATTGCTGGTTTTACAGATAAAGATAAAGTAAATGTGATACTAGACAGTAGAAGCATTGTTGAAGATCAAAGTCAAGACGGCGTTTTTGTTCCAGAAGAAAATTATGATGTGTTTTTAAACACAAGTTCTCCAACTGATTTAATTACTTACAGTGGCATTGTTGTAGAAAAATTAGCTAACGGGTTTGTTGTAAGGGGCTACAGTAAAAATAATCCATATTTTGATTATTATGAACCTAGTGCATCTGCTAAGTCGCCTGTAATAACTGTAGGCGGTGTTAGTGAAGTGACTACAGAGTGGCAGTCTAATACTCCATACCTTAAAGGACAAGTAATTGATAATGCAGGAAAGTATTTTAGAGTTAATACTTCATTTACTACCGGAACTACCTTTACTAGAGAAAATCTATCTCAGCTATCATCATTGCCAGTAGTTGGCGGCAAAAGCGCTGAGTTTAAAAAGAATTTTAACAAACAACAAATTCTTAGAGTACCGTATGGCCACAGATTTTCAACAAGTCAAGAAGTTGTTTCTTTCATGCTTGGATACAACGAAAGATTAAAAGACTTAGGATTTAATTTTAATAATACACAAGACGGATCACAAATTGATGATTGGAATGATGCTGCTAAAGAATTTTTATTCTGGACAACACAGGGCTGGGCAAGCGGCACTGTACTATCTTTAAGTCCTAGTGCCAACAGATTGCAGTTTGATAAACCGTATCATGTTGTCGACGACTTATCTGACCCGTTTTATGGATATTCGATACTTGATGAAAATGCAAACCCTTTAGATCTTAAGTTTAACAGTATGTTAAGAGATCAAAACAGTTTTGGTATCGAAGTTGTTAATACAGATCACGGTCTTTATCATGTAGCATTACCAGTAGTTCAAAAAGAACATGTTGTATTGTTTGATAACAAGACAGTATTTAATGATATCATTTATCAACCATCAACTGGTTATAGACAAGAAAGATTAAAAATTAATGCATATAGAACAGACAATTGGCAAGGCGGATTTAATGTTCCTGGGTTTATTTTTGATGATGCAAAATATACTGCTTGGAAAGAATATCAAGATTATCAAATTGGAGACATGGTAAAACATAGACAATATTATTATGTTGCTACTCAAAATATTGTTGGTAGTTCTAATTTTAATAGCAATGTTTGGTTTAGACTAAGTGAAGAACCTGAAAAGAAATTATTAACAAACTTTGATTATAGAATTAATCAATTTATGGACTTCTATGATTTAGATAGCGCAGGTTTCGATAAGTCACAGCAAGAATTAGCACAGCATTTGATCGGATATCAAAAGAGACAATATCTTGCTAATATTATAAATGATGATGTCAGCCAATTTAAATTTTACAATGGATTTATTCAAGATAAAGGCACTATGAACGCAGTTACTAAACTGTTTGATTCATTATCAGATAACGAAGAAGATAAGATACAACTATATGAAGAATGGGCAGTACAACTTGGTAGATACGGATCTACAGAAAACGAAAAACAACTTGAATACAAATTAACAGACAAGAAGTTAGAAGAAGCACCACAAATATTTGAACTTACAAATACTGTTCCAACAGATATTGACAAAATTTATAGAATATATCCTAGTGATGTATTTGATAAACCTGATACTTATATACATACTTCTGCATTTCCTGAAACTGTTCCACAAGAATATCTTAAAACAGGCGGCTATGTAAATCCTGACGATGTTACGTTTACTGCATACGACAAGTATGAATTACTTGATGCTGATGTAAATAAAATTGAATTAGGGTCATATATTTGGTTAATTGAAACAGGAAATGATGATTGGAATGTTTACCAATTAATTGATACCAAAGTAGTAGCAACAGCATTAGTAGTTGACACTGGTAGATTTAGTGATAAGGGCGAACCTATTAATGAATTAACTATAAACAAGTGGGCAAAAAATAACATCGAAGCGGGCGACTTGTTTGGAGTTATCGGAGCAGGCGCTGTTGGACTAGACGGAATTTATGAAGTTGAAAGCACGGATCTAAATAAAGTTTATTTTATAAATGAACAAATAAGCACCACAGCGTTCTCAGACAAAGAGCTTGCTATAGTAAAACTAAGATCAGTAAGAATAAAATCACAAAGTGTTGCAGTTACACAAGATATAAACAATTTACTTACCGGCACACAGTATAAAGATCAACGTATATGGGTTGATGATTATGCACCGGGATGGTCGGTATTTGAAAACAATCCAGTTTATTCTCAGAGACAGGTAATAACTAATCCTAGCGATTGGGATAGTTCGGACCAAGAATTTGGCAATGTAATGGCTTCGAGTGCTGATAATAGAACACTAGTAGTTGCTGCACCAAACGATGAAAATGGCAAAATTAATATATATGTGAGAAGTAGAGAAAGTAACAACTTTGTTATTAATCAAGAAATTAGATTTACTAATGATTTGTTATTTGATATTACAGGATCAAGATTTGGAGAAAGTGTTGACATATCTCCAGATGGAGAATATATTGTAGTTGGTGTACCAAATGCATCTAATGTAAAAACAAAACTTACTGGAGAATTTGATCCAACTGTAACATATACAAAGGGAGATATTGTTAAATTTAGAGAAAGTTTATGGCAGGCTTTGAGAACTATTAATCCAGAAACTGGATCAAAAACATTTTCAACATTTGATAACTATCAAAATTTAATATCGACTGAAGGCGCAGATTCAACAGATACTATATTGTTAGTGTCAGGAGATCCAGGATTAGAAAACAATTTTGTTGATCACATATTAGTACGTGCTCCACAAGATATGTATCTAGGTACAAAGGGAAGAGACTTTACTCAAACTAGAGAAAGCGGCGAGTTTGCTGGAGATACAGTTAACTTATATTGGCAAGAACGTAGTTATGCTAACCCTACTTTAGACACATACCAACCCTTTGACAATGCCTACCCGCAAATTAATCAAGCATGGCTAAGTAGCTCACATGAAATTATATATAAAGTTGATTATATTCTACAAGTGCAAACATTTATTTCGCTTCCTGAAGTTGGAGATTTTGTAACTACTACAACAGGTAGAGCCGAAGTAGTTTATGCTGCAAGATCCGGCGATAGTGCAGTAATTTACGTTAAAGATACAAACGGTACAATAGCAATTACTGGTGAATTGTTTATTGACGACAAAGATTTTGTTGGTTTATATACTTTAGAAAATACATATTCAACAAGTAACGCAGTAGGCGGATATTGGTTAATTAAGACATACAATACTACACAGGCACCATTATCTACATGGACGGCAGAAGAATCTGATGCAAATGGATTTGTTTACGATAATAAGACTACATGGTATGATGTTGGCCGCGGTCTTGTTTATGCAGATGTTAGATTAGCTGAAAGTTCACGTGATCTCAATGTGTATTATAATGTTCAAGATACTGTTGCTGATATTGGTACATATGTATTAAACAAAAATAATACAAGTTTTATAACACAACTTTCGTATAGAGGTGATCCCGGAGATATCGAAGCATTCCAGCCATCTAACAAATGGCTTGCACGAGTTGGTAAAGAATTTTCAGATACATTAATCGGAAATGAAACATTTAATTTCCGAGTATATGATACTACAAGATTTGTTGATTATAGTAATGCTTTCCTTGCAAGTGAATTAATTAATAAGTCTCAAACTATTATTGATATGTGGGATGGTTATATTGATTTTAAATTTACTCGATTTGATGCATCAGGAAATGTATTTGAACCTGCAATAGGAGATGTATTAGTAGATGTGCAAACACCTAGTGACGGCTCAGGCGGCCTTGCAGCCAGTAGTTTGGATGCTACTAGTGCAGCAGAAGTTGTGTTTTATCAGCGTAATTTTAACAGTGTTAGAGTTTACGTAAAGTTATTAACTTCTTATAATGGTGTTACATATAGCGGAAAATTTGAAGAAGCTAATAACATTGGTAGATATGAAATCAAACGTCTTGCTAACGAAAGCGAAAGAGGCACAGGTGATGTTGATAGAATTATTGGACAGGTTGACGATTCTGATAATCAAATAGCAGTAGGTACTTCAAAAGTAGGAAAATTATTAGTATTTGAAAACTCAGTTGATTTTCAAAACACTAACTTAACTTGGGACAACACTCCTGCGTTAATTGATGAAGAGTATTATTTCTTTAACGAAACTATCGAAAGTGGAATAAAAAAGGAATCAAATCCTCCATATAGTTTAAATAAAGATTATCGACAGTTATATAATCTTCCAACAGATCCAACTGGCACAGCTAGTGGTAATTTAGACGAAGGCGCTATAGTAATATATAGAAGACAGACCGACAACACTTATGTATTACAAAAAACTCTTGCAAGTATTAATAGTACAGCTGATAGAAAGTTTGGATCTAAGATAAGAATAGTGCAATCTAACAAATACTTTACTTTATTAGTTGGTACTAGAGGTGTTGATGCAGCAAGTGAAACAATTAATACAGGGCGCAGAGAACATCCAGGCGAAATTGAATTTTTCCGTAACGGAGTTATTGGTACAGAAAATGTTAGTGGCTTCCAACTAAGGGCATATACTACTGACGAAGTTGTTATTTACAAAGACGAATACTACAAAGCTATACGACCAGTAGTGTCAGGAGTATTCCCAACTGATCCAGTTTACTGGAATAATATAAGTTGGAGATATGGTAAAGATATTAATTATCTCGGAACCTGGGACAATACATATAGTTACGCAGAAGATAACATTGTATTAAAAGATGGATTGTTGTATAAAGCAAAAACTAATATTGCTGAAGATGCAGAATTTACTGTTACTGATTGGACCTTACTTGATTCTAAAGTAGATTATTTAGGTTATATTCCAAACCTTACAGTCCAAAAATTATATGATGAAGCAGTATTTGATCCTGGTAATATTGCAGACTTTAGTCAAACATTTGATATAAGTGCTGACGGACAAGTTATAATTGTAAAAGCAAATCTTATATCCACAGATAGTACTACACAAAAACGAATAGTAGTTTATAGAGAAGCAGATGACAAATATCAAGTATCGCAGATAATTGAATCGCCGAACGATACTACTTCGTGGGGAGAAAATATAAGCCTAACACCAAAAGGCGATAAATTTGCTATCAGTGCATCACTTAATGACCAGAATGGTATTGATAGTGGCATAGTTTATGTTTATAAACAAGTAAACGGTATATTTGTATTAGATCAAACTATAACTTCACCACAGAATGAAATTGCAGAACAATTTGGTTATGCATTAGACTTTGGCGACAATAATCTAGTAATTTCAAGTTTAAATGGCGATCAAAAAATTCCAACAACTTTTGACAGCCAAGAAACAACGTTTGATAATAATTTTACTGAATTTAGAAATATCAAACTCGACAAAGGTGTTGTATATGTTTACGAAAATAGAGAAGCTGGCGCACTTTATAGCGAGCAAATAATTTATCCTTCAGTTCAAGCAACATTTGGTGAAAATTTGTATACTTTTGGCAATCACATTTATGTTGGTATACCGCAACAATCATCCGGAGTATGGGATCCGGATGGCGGATCTAACAATGTTGGAGCATTAGACGGATACAGAGGTCAAGTAGTTGACTTTAGAAAAAATGTTGATACAGCTGGGTGGAAAGAAATTGATGCACAAGTATTGCCAGTTGATGTTGATAAGATTTCTGGAGTAACACTTTATAACAGTAGAACAAATGAATTTATTACACGTTTAGACTATATTGATCCATTGCAAGGAAAAATTGCTGGTGCAGCAGAACAAGAAATTGACTATAAAGCAGGCTTTGATCCAGCAGTTTATAATACTGGATTAGTAAATGACTTCCTTGTAGATCCTGATAGATATTGGGGTAAAGAACATGTAGGCGAAATATGGTGGGCCACTGATTCTGCTAGATTTACATATCCTTATAGAGGTTCAACTAATGATCAAAAACGTGATTGGAATAAACTAATCCGTGGATCGAGTATTGATATTTTTGAATGGGTAGAAAGTGATTACATTCCTCAAGTATGGGATGATCTTGCCGATACAGATAACGGGTTACGTCTAGGAATAAGCGGCCAAAGTGTTTATGGTAATACACGTTATTCAACACAGTTAACATATGACAACATTGGACAAACGTTCCGTGCAAAATATTATTTCTGGGTTTTAGGCAAGCGCACCAAACCAACTGATTACAAACCTAAAAGAAAACTTAATACTATTGACATTGCTAATCTAATTGAAGATCCTAGATTACAAGGTTATAAATTTGTTAGTTTTATTAGTAAGAATAAATTTATTCTAAATAATTGTAACGACTTAATCCAAGGCGATGATGTTGTAATACAAATTAGATATAAACAAGATCTTGAAAATAATATTAATAGACACAATGAATATCAAATAGTAAGCGAAGGTTTAGAAACTAGTACAATACACCCTGATATTGAACGCAAGTGGTATGATAGTTTAATTGGGTTTGATACTAATCTTAGACCTGTTCCTGACACAGCTATTCCATCAAATAAAAGGTATGGAGTTCAAAACAGACCAAGACAGGGAATGTTTAAAAATCGCTTTGAAGCACTAAAACAGACTATTGAGCGTGTGAATATTAGATTAGCAAGTGAGTTGTTAATTGATAGCTACGATTTATCAGATTTGCTATCAAAAGAAGCTCCGCCTACAAGTGTATCTGGTCAGTACGATGTTGCAATAGCATCGTACGACGAATTGCGTTTTGTAAGTACAAATAAAATAGTGCAAGCTGATATTGATTTAATTATTAGTAATGGTAGAATTATTAGTGCTAATATTATTAATCCGGGCAGGGGATATAAATTTGCACCATCATATCAGCTTGAGGGAGAAGGAAGCGGCGCAATAATTAACTTTACTATTAATAATTTAGGACAAATTACTAGTGTTAATATTGATAATGCCGGTTCAGGATATTTAGACTCAACAAGATTAATTATAAGACCGTTTAGTGTTTTAGTTAATGCAGACTCTAATGTTTTTGGCAAATGGGCAGTATATAGCTGGAACGGAACTAAATGGTTTATTAGTAGCATTCAAGATTATGATGTAACAAATTATTGGGAATACCAAGACTGGTATGCAGATGAATTTAACCAATTTACTACTATTAATTACACAATAAAGGGAACATATTTACTTCCTTCACTTGATGCAAATGTAGGTGATATTATTAAGGTCGATTCTACTGGTTCCGGAGGCTGGATATTACTTCAACGTACATCTACAATTGTAGGCGATGATTACACTCAAAGTCATAAAGTAGTTGGCAGACAAAACGGTACAATACAGTTTAAAGAAAGTTTATATAACTACAGCACAAATGCAGTAGGGTTTGATAATAGATCTTTTGATAGTTATTTTTATGATAATAATCCAGTTAGAGAACTAAGAATCATATTACAAACTCTTAGAGATAAGCTACTGATAGGTACGCTAAAATCAGAATATAATAATTTATTCTTTGTTGGCGTAAGATATGCAATGGCCGAACAGCCTGGCATTGACTGGATCTTTAAAACTAGTTTTGTTAAGGCAAAATATAATGTAAGCGAATTAAGAAATGACGTAACATTTAACAGTGATAATTTACAAAGTTTTGAAGATTACTTAAAAGAAGTAAAACCGTATAAAACTAAGATCAGAGAATATATTAATGTTTATAATAAAGTTGAACCTACAAATACAAGTGTAACTGATTTCGATTTACCGCCGTATTACAGCATAAGTGATGGTGGTATTATTCCTAATCAGGCAGTGTTTAGTTCAGGCACTATTATTAATAGTACTAACGAATTTGAAACATATCCTAAAAAACATTATATTGACAATGTTGGATACGAATTAACTGAAATTAAAATTAAAGACGGCGGCAGCGGCTATACGTTTGAACCTAAGATTACTATTGTAGGAAATGCAACTAGACCTGCAACAGCTAAAGCCTACCTTGGTTATGGTAAAATTACTTCAATAAAAATTACCGATCCTGGAAAAGGTTATCTTACAACGCCTGCGGTTGTTATTGAAGGGTCTCAAAATGAAAATGCTACTCCTGCAAGGCTAAGTGCTATATTAGGAAATAGTCCAATTCGAACTGCACACATGCGTGTTAAGTTTGATAGAATAAACAAGTCAGTGTTTATTGAAGAACTACTAGAAACGCAGACATTTAGTGGCACCGGTGCAAAATCAGTATTTAATTTAGAATGGCCAATGGATTTAGACCGTAAAAAAGTTAAAATTACGATAGACGGTGTTGAAATGCTCCGTAGTACATATACCTATAAGAATATTGAAAATAATGATAAAACTTACTCGCGCCAGCAAGGACAAATTACATTTGTAGAATCTCCTAAACTAAATGCAGTAATTTCTGTGGAGTATTATAAGCCAATAGATATGTTAATGGCAACTGACAGAATTCATCATTTTTATGAACCAGTAACTGGAATGTTAGGTAAAGATTTTGCACAGCTAATGAAAGGCATTGACTATGGCGGAGTTGAAGTTAAATCAATTGATTTCTCAGGTCCATCAGGATGGGATACTGCTGGCTGGTACACCGATACATGGGATACATTTGATACTACATATGAAGACGAAGTATTCACAGCAGATGGAAGTACAATTTTTGTTGAGCTAAGTAAGCCTTTAGAAAATAACGTTACATATAATGTTTATTTAGGAACATCAGGTAGTGTTAATTTAACAAGAATTGATGATGTTAATTATGGTACAGATCAACAAGTTAATCAAGATGCTATTATAAGCAGTATTATTGGCGATGGTGTAACTACTGTTATTGATTTAGATGATTTGGGCATTGCATTCGGAGACGGTGATACACTAATTATAAGAAAAACTACTAGTGATGGTAGTATTGTTCCAGATCCTACTAGTTATGATACACAATTAAGTGGCGGCGATTTACCATATACAACTGCTAAAGGGGTAAATGCCGAAGATATTATAGTTGACGGCGACGGATTTGTAAATCCAATTACACATGCAGGTCCAGAAGAACTAATTCCTGGATTAGTTACTGATGCACTTGACATTAAAGTCTATACAAGAGACTCGTCAGGCAATGGAGTAATATACAGCCAAAGTTATACAACAGATGGGATAGCCACTAAGTTCTCATTAGGTACAACACCTTCGACTAAAGATGCAGTTTTAGTTAAAGTAGATGACATATTAGTCGAAGATACTACATACAATATTAATTGGAACACAAACGAATTAACATTCAATGTAGCACCTGCAGCCAATCAAGAACTAAACATTATTAGTCAATCTATTGGCACACAAAGTTTATTAGATTACGGAAAATATACTACAGACGGATCTACAACTGAAGTTATAACAACTGTTGATTGGATTAATGGTGCTAGTGTAAGTGCTAGTGTTGACGGCGAAGTATTAGATACGGTAGTATTTAATAGTAACGAAGAAGGATACGACTTACCAAATGCAAAAGTTGGTATTAGATTCCCTGAAACATTGTTAGAAGGCAGAGTAGTACATTATGCAGTATTCAGTGATGATACAGTTGTAAATTATAGTAGAATTATTACTAATAATTTTACTGGCAACGGCATCCAAACAGCATTTGTATTAGAGGATGTACCATTTACAGCAATTCCGTTAGAACATAAAATTATGGTAAAGGTTGGAAATAAGATTCTTAACCCTGGATATAATATTAAATTTACTATTCCAGAAAATAATCAAAGAACGTATAAGTTCGAAACGTTCCAGCAGTCAATTGGTAGCTTAGATGTTGAAGAATTAAAAGTATACTTAAACGGTGTTGAAATCCAATCACCTGTTGAATGGCGTTATGATGTTGCTAATGCAACAATCTTATTAACTGATGATACTGGTGCTCCGGGAGACACTGTTGAAATATTTGCTATTGCAGATGGTGAATATGCGTTTGGATATTTAAACAGCGAAGGTGTATGGATAGATACTCCGGGAACATTGTATTTTGATACTGCACCTGCACTAAATGAAAAAATAGAAATATTACAATTTAGTAATCATGACATTCTTGGTATTGAACGAATTAATTATGATGTAGTTAATAGAAGTTCAACAGATGTACCAAGTGAACTTAAAACATATAGATTGTTAAAATCTGGAACTATTACATTACGTAATCCAGCAGTTGATGCACAGTATGTTTGGGTAAGTAAGAATGGAGAATTGTTAACACCGAGTGTAGATTATTATGTAACAGATGATAGACAGCAAATTAAACTAACTGTTCGTCCTAGTGATAATGATGTAATAGATGTGTTACATTTTACAGCGCCAGTTGGTATTCCTAAATTTGCATACAGACAATTTAAAGATATGCTTAATAGAACACACTTCAAGCGTCTTGATAAAGCAGAAGTTAGATTACGCCAAGCACTTAACTATTATGATTTGCGTATTGAAGTTGATAATGGAGCACTTCTTGCAGAACCTAACAAAGGCCAAAATATGCCTGGTATAGTATTCATCAACGGTGAACGTATAGAGTATTTTGTTAAAGAAGAAAATACACTGCGTCAGTTACGTCGAGGAACACTTGGAACCGGAGTTAAAGATATACATGAAATAGGGTCAAAAGTTTATGATCAAAATATAAGCAAAACTGTTCCGTATCAAGATATTACAGTAAGTAAGTCGTTTGTTGCAGACGGCGTTGCTGTTGACTTCGAACCCGGCTTTACAATAGACAATATTAATGAAGTTGAAGTGTTCGTTGCCGGTACAAGAATGCGCAAAGCAGCAATTCAAGTATTTGATCCTACTCTAGCACTTGACAGTACCGACGGAGATGTAACTTCTGATGCAGAATTTACAGTTGATAATAATATAGTAACATTAGCAACTGCACCTGCTGATAATGTACAAGTAATGATAGTAAAGAAAACAGGAGCACTTTGGAGCAACCTTGGAACCCAGTTAGCACAGACAGAAAATTCAATTGCAAGATTCTTACGTGCAGGCACAAGTGAGTTACCAGAATAAATACAGTATAGGAAAAGTGATGAGTAACATGCAAGATAACAATAATTTTTTAGTGCAAGGACATATTAAAATCTTTGACCCTGAAACTCAAGAAGTGCTAGTAAACAAGCGCAATGCAATACATTATGAAAATATGAGTATTGCAATGGCAGAAAGTTTAGGCAATGCGGGTCAGGGTTATATTACTAGTATGAGCTTTGGCAACGGCGGCACAAGTGTTGACCCAACAGGTATTATTACATACCTAACACCAAACAGTACAGGTACAAATGCTAGTTTGTATAATCAAACTTATACAAAAATTGTTGATGACAGAAATGTTAACAACACAGACCCAGCACGTAATAAAATAGAAACACGGCATTTAAGCGGAACAAATTACACAGACATTGTTGTAAGTTGTTTATTAGATTATGGCGAGCCTAATGGTCAGCAAGCATTTGATACAGCAACCGATGCAAACAACGCATATGTGTTTGACGAGCTAGGATTACGTAGTTATAGTGCAAGCGGAACAGGAAGATTGCTAACTCACGTTATTTTCCATCCTGTACAAAAGTCGCTTAATAGATTAATTCAAATTGACTACACTGTGCGTGTACAAAGTTTAACAGGTTAAGGAATACAATATGGCATACGAAATAAACTATACTGACTCTGTTAACAAAGGCACAATTGTTATCGAAGATGGTACACTTAATCAAGAAACTAGTTTAAGGTTTCCGGGCAGGCAGCGTACCGATTATGGACAAGCAATTAGTGAAAACTTCCTACATTTATTAGAAAATTTTGCTAATTCGTCTGCACCTAACAGTCCAGTTGAAGGGCAACTTTGGTATGATAATACAGACGGAGTTGATCAACTTAAAATATATGACGGAACTAATTGGGTAACGGCAGGCGGATTAAAAAAGGCTGCTACTGCTCCTGAAGTTGCAAATTCAAACCCAGGAGACTTATGGGCTAATACTGATACACAACAATTATATTTGTTTACTGGTTCAAATTGGATTTTAATCGGACCTGAATTTAGCGACGGATTGCTTACTGGTACATCAGCTGATAATATCTTAGGCGATGACGATAGAGCATATAATATATTAACAGTTAAAATTGAAGATTCTGTTGCTGCTATTTTTAGTGCGCAATCATTTATTCCTAAAACAACAATTCCGGGATTTAGAACAGGTATTAATGCAGGTTTAAATTTAAGCACCGAGGCATTAGTTGGTACAGAAGTACTTAAATATTATGGAACTGCTGAAAAGGCCGAAAGCCTTATTGTTGCAGGAGAAACAATAGCTGCATCAAACTTTTTAAGAGGAAATGCAAGTTCAACAACAAACTTTGATCTTAAAGTTAAAAACAATGCAGGCATACAAGTAGGCTCCGGCGGACAATTAAGTGTGTTTATTAGTGGCGAAGCTGGTGTTATTCAACATAATACTTCTGGCGCAAATATTGATTTTCGTTTAAGAAACGGTGATCTAATACCTACAGTTATGCGATTAGATTCTGCAGGAAACGTTGGTATCAACACCGGAGCACCAGAAGAAAAATTAGAAGTTTCGGGCAATGTTAAAATTAATTCTGAATCTGGAGTACCTGACAGTGGTTACTTACAAATTGAAAGTACAGTCCAGGCATCAAATATAAGTACAGGTTCAATAAGAACCAAAGGCGGTATTGGTGTTGCAAGAGATGCATACATAGGTGGAAATCTTAATGTTCTTGGAGCAACAACAGTAGCAAATATTGCACCCGATGCAAATTCTTCTAGAAATATTGGTACTGCAAATAATAAATTTGATCAAATGTATGCTAATACGTTTATTGGTAATGTTCAAGGTAATGTAAGTGGTACAGTTAGCGGCAGAGCAGGCAGTGCAGATAAATTAGCAAGTGCAACAACATTTGCAGCATCAGGTGATGTAGAAAATGTAAGTTTTGAATTTGATGGACAAACAGGCGGCAGCACAAAAACATTTAATTTAAGAGTTGCCAACAGCTTTATCAGTAATAAAGAAGTTACATATAATGCAGGTAATGCTGACGAATTATTATTAAATGTAACTACCGGAACAACCGGCGTTTATAGAATTACAAAACGTAATTTCTTAAAAACTATTCCTTTAGTTCCGGCAGGAGCAATTATGCCATTTGGTGGTACAACTGCACCAGATGGCTGGTTAATATGCGACGGCAGCGAAGTTAAGATTTCTGATTATACTGCATTGTATAACATAATTAAATATAATTTTAAAGATGCAAGTTTACTTTCGGATGAAGGAGTTAATACATTTGCACTTCCTGATATGCGCGGACGTTTTCCTTTGGGTCTTGACAACATGGGAGGCCCAAGTGCAAACAGAGTAACAGATATTGCAGCTGATGCAATAGGTGGAAACGCAGGAACAGAAACAAAATCAATTGCACTTAATAATTTGCCAGAACACGAACACGATATGGAAGGTGATTCAGGTACACAGTATTATGCAACAAGAGTTGGATCAGGCGCAGTACTAGATGAAGAAGCTGTTCCTTTAACTATTGAACCTGGTGCAGGCGGCACACAGGGTTTTGCGTCAAGTGGTGGCATCAAAACAACAGGCAGTCTTGGAGATGCATTAAACATTATGTCTCCTTACTTGTCATTAAATTATATTATCTATACTGGAGAGTGATGTGAGTTATCAATTAAACAAAACAAACGGAGATTTATTAATAGATCTAGTAGACGGTCAAATTGATAACACATCAACTAATTTAGTACTAGTTGGTAGAAATTATACCGGATATGGTGAGTATTTTAACGAAAACTTTATTAAATTATTAGAAAATTTTAGTAATACTGCTGCTCCAAGTAATCCATTAACTGGACAAACTTGGTGGGATAATTCAGATCAGCGTTTAAAAGTATACGATGGAACAGTTTGGAAAGCGTCTGGCGGTCCATTTGTACAAAACACAGTTCCTTCTATGGTAGCAGGAGATTTATGGATTGATAATCTTAAAAATCAATTGTATGCATTTGATGGTACAGATTTATTTTTAGTTGGACCTCAATATACTACAGCACAGGGAAAAAGTGGATTCGAAATTACTAGTATACTTGACGAACAAAGTAGATCGCGTACTGTTATAAATCTATATGTAGCTAATACACTTACTGCTGTGATCAGTTATTTAGATTTTACTCCAATTTATGCACAACGAATTTTAGGTTTAGTTACTGCTGATAATCCAGACGGAAGAATATTTACTGGCTTTAACATTATTGACAAAGCCAACTTTAAATTTAGAGGTATTGCAGATTCTGCAAACGCTCTTGTTACTGGCACAGGCGTAGTTAGAACAGCTGACAGCTTTCTTCCATCAAATGCAAATGGTGAAACAGTTGGTACATTAAAGGTTCTTAATAATGGTGGTATAACAATTGGTGCATCGCAAGCGCATGTTCAAAAAGTTGTCGGCCCTAGAGTTTACTTTGAAAATCAGTTAAACGATAATGATATAAGTCTTAGAGTTTCAAGTTCGACATACGGTAGTATTACAGTTGATGCAATATATATTGATGCAAGCTCAGGTAAGGTTGGAATATTTACTACTGAAAGGTTACCTGAATATACGCTAGATGTTGAAGGCGATTTGCGTGTAACTGGAAATTTATTAGTAGAAGGTGAAACTACAAGTATTGATGTTGCTACGCTAAGAATTGAAGACAAAAATATCGAAATAGCAAAAGCAGCAGACGGTGCCACATTAACTGGTGTAGCAGCAGACGATGCAGGTTTAATATTAGATACAAGTGATGTAGGTTCTAAAACATGGACTTGGAAAACTGCACAAGATGCATGGACGTCTAATGTTAATGTAGATATAAGCTCAACAACAAAAACTTATCAAATTGCTGGTGTAGATAAACTTACAAATACAAGTTTAACAAATATTACAAAAGCATTGGACTTAGATGAAATCGGAACGTTAATAGATTTAAATGTAGATGATATTAATATTAACGGTAGCGTTATTACTTGTAACCCGGCAGCACTAGGTGCATTGACTATTACGTCATCAACTGGTATTAATATTACTGCCGGCGGAAACATTGCAATTCAAGATAGTAGAAGAATAACCGGTTTAGGCAATCCTGCACAAAATCAAGACGCAGCAACAAAATATTATACAGACAACCAAATTGCAACAGAAACTATTGTGTTTTCTTTAGATATTACAGGGTTTAACACACCAAATCCAATTGGAACAGGTGATGGTCCAATAACAAACGTTGCAGCAGTTTTACAGTCTTTATATCCGGCTGCGACAGAAAATAATGGTAAAATAGCAAAGATACATACAACATCATATGCTGGCGCAAGTGCTACACTTGCTGCGGCTGATATTAACGCTGCTATTAACTATTCAAGACTTGATGTTGATAGTAACGGTACACAAAATGAATCAGTTGTACAAGATTTTACATTTGATGATATTGCAGGTGACGTTACACTTGCTCCATTACGATATACTATGACATTCCAATCAACTGGTACAACATGGTCGCATGTTACAACAGTAGCATATACGTGATAAAGATAAATAATACTAATAGCACTAGGGGTTACTTAAATGGCATATCAAATTGATAGATATAATAATACACTGTTAACAACAGTTGAAGACGGCACAATTGATCAAACTACTGATCTTAAATTTATTGGCAAAAATTATGCAGGTTATGGCGAAATACAAAACGAAAACTTTTTATATTTGCTAGAAAACTTCAGCGGAGCAAATGAACCATCGAGACCAATAAGTGGCCAAGTATGGTTTGATAGTGCTAATAGTAAAATGAAATTTTATGACGGCACACAGTGGCGTACAGTAGGCGGAGCAGAAGTTGCAGCAAATGAACCTACAGGATTAGTAAGTGGTGATTTTTGGTGGGACACTAATAATGAACAATTATATGCTAAAGGTGCTACTGGATTTGTACTAATTGGCCCACAAAATGCCGGCGAAGGCGTAACCCAAATGCAAAGTGTCGAAGTGCTCGATACTACAAGTGCTACAAAAGTTATTATTGCAGCATATGTTGCTGATACAATTGTTTATATAATTAGCCCAGATCAATTTGAATTGAATTCAAGCGAAACGGCCATTAAAAGTCAAGGGTTTGATGTAATTAGAAAGGGTCTTACTCTAAAATGGACAAAAAATGCCGATAACGGAGTTACTAACAGTAGCCAAGTTGCAGGTAATGACTTCGAATATCACGGTACTGCTTCAAATGCTTTAAAACTAGGCGGATTACCTGCTTCAAACTTTGTCCAAACAGGTGTAGGCAACACATCATTTACTAGTGCAGTTGAATTTCCTGACGCTGGATTGTTAATTGGCGATAGTCAAGATTTACAATTAAAAATTGAAAACGGTGATGAAGCAGTTATTCAAAACGTAACAGGCACAGATAGCATTATTAAATTTAAAGCTACAGACGGCGCCGGCACACTAACTAATATTGCAACTATCACTTCAGCCGGGCTACGTCCAGATGTAGATAACGCAAAGGATATTGGTACAAGCTCTTTAGCATTTAGAGATGTTTACGCATACAGTTTTGTAGGAGAAGCTACAAAATCTACAGCAATGCGTGTTGGCACAGATTTCCGTACAGCATCAGTAAGTGCTTCGAACAACACGGTTGCTGTTAGAGATGCAACAGGCAACATTGCTGCAAACCTATTTCAAGGTACTGCTACTCAAGCACGTTATGCTGACTTGGCAGAAAAATATTCTACTGCTGAAGAATTGCCAGCAGGTACAGCAGTTGCAGTAGGCGGCGAAGCAGAAGTAACTCCA